CAAAGTTGCCACCGCCTACACCAGTTGGTGTTACGATGATACTAGCATCTGTAAACTCAGTAATTTCAATAGCCATTATTAGACCTCTTAATTATTTATTTGTATTTGTACGAGAAGTGTATCAAGTGCATCTGTGATAAACTCTCCATTAATTAGCATAGATGTGATGTTATCAATAGTTTCAATGTACTGTCTTTCAACGTACAATTCAACTGATAAACCCTGTCTAGGCTCCCAATCTTTCTCTAACTTAGCATCTTCAATACTGATAGGATTACATCTAATGAAACCGTAACCAGTGCTAAACATCAAAGCTTTCATAGCCTCTGAAGTCCATCCATGCATTATTTTAGTAGAAGCTAATCCCTCAGTTTCTATGATACTTATTCTAAGTCTTAGCCTCGATGCACTTCTAACTATATACTTAGTCCAGTCATCAGTTTCTTCTATAATCCTTTTGACAGGCAAACCAACTGGGTACTCTTCCAGCAATTGTATAGTAGCTTTTTCAGTTGCACCCCTTGGGGCATTCTTCTTAGCTGGAAAAGAGAACTTAGGTATGCCTACCATCGTATCTACAAAGGCTTGCATAGCATGAATATCTACATCCATATTAATTTCCTTATGTGCTATGGAAGATAGGTACACCATTATGTGTCACAATCTCACCGTTATAGGTTACATATTCTACAGGATTAGGAGTCCAGCTCTTAGGCTTCTCAAGTATGTAACTATGAAAACCAAAGATAGCCTCATCAGACTCTTGTAAAACATTATAGTAAGTCCCTTTGAAGTTTACTTTATCATTATTATTTAATCTAGGAAATCTATCCTGAACATATAATGTCCGGTAGTTACTAAACCTTTCACCAGCCTCAGTAGCTACTCTTGCTATACCCTCATCAAACTGAGAGAACTTATTACCTGCAAGGATAACACCAAAGAAAGTTGATACAAGATGTGGTCCATCAATCCATTTATTATTATCATCGTAGTAACCTTCCAATTCATCATAGCGAATCATCTTAGTTTGCATACGACCATTGAAGGCTCTGTTCATTTTCATAGTCATAGGTTATACTCCTATAGGGCCAGAGAATGTCATCTTCAAATATCTGTTATAGTTTTGTCCATAGACAGTTGAGAAGAAGTTATCCATAGTAGGACTTACATCACTTACTGCTTGCTGAATGAGTACATCATCTACTTCCTGTTTTACGGCAGGAAATATAGAGTTACTATCCCCACTTTCAGAAAGAGTAGCAACAGCAAGGAAATGAGCAACTAGGCAGTGTTGTGCTAGACCATACCAGTCTAACCACTTACCTTCACTACTCATCCAGATAACAGCATCATCAATGAATAACTGTATTCTTGCATCAGGATATAATATACTATCAGAGAACTCAGGAAACCTCGTGCGAAAATCTGCAATAGCAATCATAGGTTATCCTTATACGTCAACACCGAGGTCTTCAGCCTTAGCTTGTAGTTTAGCTTTACCAAGGGATTCTTTCAAATCAACATCAGCTTCTTTAGAAACTTTAGCGATGATTTCCTTGACAGTTAGTTTAGAAACAGGAGCTTCAACATACTTGATAACACCAGCTTCTTTTAATTTCTTGGCCGCTACTTCCACTTTAGCATAATCTTCATCAGATACTTCAAGTGTAGAGCCAGCAATAACTGATAAACGGAAAGGCATACCACCAGCTTTAGGATGTGGTGCTAGAATACCTACGTTACGGTTAGTTAAGTTTTTCATTTTCATTGTTCAATAATCCTCAATAGTGCCTACACCTTTATTGATGTAGGCTTGTTAGTTACTCTAAACCTTAGATACCATACCAGAAAGCAATAGCCGCTGGACGGATGATTTCCAAACCTGCGAAACGACCATAGCAGTTGATTTCAAATTCCAGACCTTTGTACTGGACAGGTAAATGGATATAAGGGAAAGGCTCACGTAAGCGCAAGTTGTCAGCAGTGTTCTCAAGAACAACGAAACCTTCTTTGTCGCCTGTAACTGGACCTGGGCTTGTGCCGAAGATACCAGACAACTCATTAATATCTTTGAAGTCATCAGCAGACTTAATGAAGTTGTTGTTAGCTAAGAACCAGCTAAGGATAGACATATCAGACTGCAAACTTCTTGGAGTGTTCTGCAAGTAAAGCTTCTTCTCAACAGACAGGAAGATTTGATTAGGCTTGTGAATCTTCTTGGTGTCAGCATACATAGTTGCCAGAGCAGTAGTTAAATCTGCTACAACTTCATCAGGAGTCTTATTACCACCCCAAGTTAAGTTGCCAGTAAGGGCTGAGTCAGCTACGGCTGTGTTAGTAATAGTAGACCAAGGGTAAGTAGCTGGACCACCGAATAAACCACCGAGGTTATTCTTAGCTTCACCGAACCAAGTCAGAGCATTTACTTTCTCTTCATAAGCACGACGAGCGGCTTCAGCTTTACGAGCTTCAAGAGGCATACCAGTCAAACGAGAAGCGGCAAGTTCTTGACGAGAGTAACCGAAAGAGTTACCTAGAGTACGAACGTCAATGGTATATTCCTTACCATCAATGTCAGCACGAGGCAGGTCAGTCGCTTTACCAGCGATAACAACAGCTTGACCACGCTTATCATAGCTACGATAAGTAATCTGGTTAATACCTTCTCCGCCTTCAGTATTTGAAGCGAAACAAGTACGACCCATCAGTTCAGGATAAAGAACATCATAAGACTGAGCTTGAATGTATTCTAGTTGACGTTGGAAGAAAATTCCTTCGTCATCGTTTACGAAGTGACCAACAGCAACTAAAGCGGCAGTGGCATCATTCATCATGACTTCTTCTACTTTGCCAGTAGGCAGTCTAGTAGCTTCGTCAAGTACGTTAATTTTTACTAATTTAGGCATTTGTAATTCCTTATAAATTCTTTTTAAAGTAGTTGGATAAGCAAATAACTTACCCAACTTAAGATGTACTATAGAGTGACTATCTTATTTGATGTCAATACGGGCACGAACGATAGAGCCAGCGATACCAGCTTCCATGAATACTACGTTAGTACTTTGAGTCTCGCCAGTATCAGCAGTACCACCAACGAACTCACCAGTTGTATCATTAACAGCCGCAAAAGCACCTGCAACAGCCGCATGGTCATTAACCAGTACGTTGATGTAACCTTCACGCATCAAAGATACAGACTGGTTAATAGCGTAGGCAGTCTCACCATCAGAAGGACGGTTAACAGCTTCATGGTTCATTTCACGAATAGAGATACCGAACACATTACCGGAATCATGTCCAACTAGGACTTGACCTTCAGCAGTACCACGAGTTAGTGCGAGACCAAAACCAGTAGCGGCTTCAGCGAAACCAGAACCATTCACACGAGGGCTAGAAGCATCAGACTCCTGACCTTTGTATGCGTTACCAGTATAGATGTTGTAATCTTGAATAGGCATATTTTATTTCCTTAATTAAATTTTATTGTTACGGTCAATTGATTTCTGACGAGCTTCAGCTACGGGGTCTACATAAGGCTCCGGTGCTACATCATTTACAATTTGATTCTTTAAAAGTTTACTCATTGGAGTATCTGCATTACCAGAGTCTTCACATAGAATATCGAAGCGAGCGTCAATATATGCCTCACTCTTTTCGGACAAGTCAATGTCCAGTACATCAGCCACAACAAGTGCTCTAATATCATTCACAGATTTACCTGCGAAGTCTTCTAAGTCAGTCATGTCTTTAGCTAATAGAATAACATTACAGAGAGCTTCTACGTTCTCATCCAATGCCTTAAGTGCTACCTCAAGTTCATCAGTTAATTTAACAATAGTCTCATCTGCAATGTCTAGTGCCACTACGATTTCTGCAACATCAGTAGTGAGATAAGTATCACCTCCTTCATCAGCAGAGTCATTCACAGACTTTGCTTTCTTGTTAGCAATCTTACGAGCCGCTTTAGCAACTTCAGCGTGTGCCTTGACCATAGCTTCTGCATCTTCTGCATAGTTCTTGGCCCACTCAGCATCATGTTGATAGTTTACTGTCTCATTTTCTTCATGAAGTGCAACAGCTTCAGCCGCTTCAACTTCATTCATATCTTCTACAGCTGCTTCAATTTGAACTTCAGCAACTTCACCTTCTGCTTGAGGTACGAACTCATCAGAGATATCTTTGATTTCAGATTTTGCAGGTTCAGCAGGAACTTCTTCCACTCCACCTTCAACTCCATCAGAGCTATCTGTAACTTTGTTTCCATCTTCTAAATCCTCTGCTTCATCAGCAATAGAACAGCTAGAACCCGCTCGGCCTTTATCCACGATAGCAATATGATTAGCTTTGATGTTTGTTTGGTAGAAATTACCATCATCTTCATACATATCACAAGTGTAACCAGCAGAAAGTTCAACTGTACCTTCTTCGATTTTATCAATAGCTTCTTGATTAGTAATAACCAATGTACCAGTAAGTAAATCTTCATCACGTACCGGCATACCTTCCAGCATACCAACTTGTAGTTCTTTAGCATTCGATGCATCTACAGTAATAGCTTTACCTTCATCACTTTTTGGATGACCAAGGGTAATGGGTGCGCTACGAAAGGACTCCATAGAATCCATAGCAAATACATCTTCTTCTTTACGATGAACCTCAATAAGCTCATCTGCTTGGTCTACTAAACCTAAGCTTGAACCTTTATAAATCAGTGTACCAGTACGTGCAAATGCACAGGGAACAATCATCTGTCCTGCATCTGTCATAGTACGTTCAGTAGGTACTGAGATTCGGTCTTGAAGGCTCACACCTTTTAGGACTTTATTCATTTATTATCTCCACCTGTAGGTTTAATTGTTGTAGGGATTACACCAACTTTAGCTTCTTTGGATACAACTCCCTCTTTCTTAGCTTCTTCTAAAGCACTGCCATTAGATAGAACACCAGAGTCAACTAGTTTTACTAATCGGTCAGTTGTTTTATCAAGCCTGTCAGCTTTCTGAGAAGCAGATTCAGGGAATATACAACCCCAATCATATTCAAACTCTTTGATATCTATACCATAGTGAGCCGCTAACAATCTGTCAACAACTTTTAATCTTGGCTCAAAGATATCTTTCTGTAAGCCTTGTAAGAGTTCGATATAGTTAATTAAATCAGATTCGCCAGTAGCGTTCATACCATCAGGAGAGGCAGAAAGGAAACGAGTAGCTGGGATACCAACACTTGCGGCAACCATTCTTAGGTATTCCCAAATCAGGTCTTTAACACCAGATAGTTGAATATTCTTTTGGTCGAATGTTTCAGTTGAATCTAAAATAGATACACCAAATATGGACTTAATAGATTTCCAGTCGGTGAATCTTTGTAGCATAGCCTGAGTACCTGCATCATTCTGCAAGATATTCTTTAGACCTTCTACACTAATCACATCAATGTTAGCTTCCTGAACCATCTGAGCCGCCGCCATAGATGTAGAATGGAAGTTATCAATCTGATTCATAAGAGGTATCAATACACTATCACTGTACCATAAGTTTCTTAACCGTTCATAAATAGGTAACTCAGTACCTTCAAAACGGATAAGCCTGTCCTTGTGAATCATAGTAGGACTATTCACGAACTGATACATAGTTGGCATACCATACGTCAAGCTCATAGGCTCTTGGTCGATTTGACCAGTGGCAACGATTCGAGTACGGTCAACTACATTCATAGACTTCAAGCAACCTGGCTTTAGTTTCTTCCAATTTACTGGTTTATCTGTAGTGCGTCCATCTTTAATATCTAGTACGATAAATGAAGTACCATATAACCTGGCCCATTGATATG